TTCGAGCGGCACACCAAGTTTTTTTGCGATAGCTACCTGTGAAGGTGTGAGTCTCACAGTGCGGCGTCCAGTGGACGTTGTTCGTACAGCCGAAGCTACCTTTTGAGTAGGTTTCGACTTTGCCTCAAATTTATGAGGAAACTCTTTTCGAATTCTCCGATCAATTTCATTATAATACTCATCTTCTCTCGGATCAACCCCATTCTGCACTAATTCTTGATGAATATCATATGCAGTGTATGTCATAGCATTATCTGTGCCAAACCATTCATTTTTTTCTGCCCAAGATTCTGCTTTTGGATCTCTTGGAGCTTCTGGTTGAGCATTAGGTGCTTGTTGATTAATAGCTTGATTAACATCAACAGGTTTTTCTGCTGCTGCTACTGCTTCTGCTTTTACTCGTAAAGCTTTTGCTTTTGAGACTTTTAATCTTTCATCTTCAATAGTTAATCTAGAAATTTCTTGATTTGCAGCTACTTGTTTTTCAACATCTTGAGCATTAATTGCAGCTTCCAGTGCTCTTTTAGCAAATTCTTTTTGATTAACTAAAGCTTTTTCTCTGTCAACTAGCATTGATTCGTTTTGAACCATATTAGTAGATTTTAATTTATCTGATTCTGATTTAACTTGTTTAGCGTAGTCAATTGCGGCTTGTTCTCGTCTTTCCGCTTCACGCATTTTTTTCGTTAATTTATCAATACGTTTTTTTACACCTACGCTGTATTCTTCAAGTTCTTCTTCTTTAGTTTCAACTAAAGGAGTATTTTCTTCTTGAACTTCAACAATAGGAGTATCAGACGATACTTCTTCGGTGTTAACGTTTTCAACTTTGTCTTCTTTAAGTTCTATATCAACAGCTTCTCCAGATGTATCTATTGGAACTAATTTTTCTGATTTATTTGTTTGTACTTCTTGCATAGAATTCTCCATGTTACATTAAATTAGCTGGCAAAATATCTCTTGGATCTTCGACAACTGCCAGTACTTCATCGTCGTTGATTATACGAAGTTCACCACCATCAATGCTAAGTCTAGCTCCTGCATATTTTGTAATGATAATCCAATCGTCTTTCTTGCACCACGCCCCATTAGGAAATTTATCTTTATCCATATAAGCATCAGGACCTACGGCAATAACCTTACAAATATTAGTAGCAATTGAAGCTTGTTCAATAGCAGTATCTGTAAGAAGTACGCCTCCTGCTGTTTTACCTTCTAATTTTAAAGGAAATAAAACAAGACGGTATCCTGTTGGTTGAGGTACTTTTTCTATGTCTTTCTTTTGTTTCTCTTTCTTTTTACCATCCCAAATATGTTTTGGCATAATTAGTTTACTTGCTGGCTTATTCATCTTCTAGCTCCGTTTTTCTTAGCAGGTCCGTGAGTTCCTGTACTTCTTGTTTTAAAGCATGTAACTTTCCCGTTAAATACTTATATTCGTCCCAACTTGGAACGCCTTGTAATATAGCTTGTTCTACGGCTGTTTGTCTAGCAATTAATTCTTTTTTGTAATAAGTAAAAAAATTTTCTAGTCGCATGATTTCATTTGGTCAGCTAATTTTTTGCAACGATTTGGAGTCTGTTTATTCCATTTCGAGTCGAGCATCTCGTAGCTCGCACCAATAAAATTGCTTTCCTGCAGGGCTTTCCACATGTTACGGAACTTGGATACGCCTGATTTTCCAAGTTGAAATACCATTTCGGTAATGGTATGCTGCGCAGTTGTAGGCAAATCTCTTACGTCATTCTCTTCCATAAGCTGTCTTGCTAAACCAACTGCTTTATTTAAATCTTTATCAAATACTTCTTGTAGTTCTTCTTTGGTGTATGTCTTACCGTCTTCAAAATTATCTTCATGCACCACTTTATGACCCCACCCTATTGTGCGAAATCCTTCGGTGTCTATGTATACGTGATCTCTAAAGCCTTCAGATAATTTTACTGATCCTGCTAATTCGTCGTATGTCATGTATATATTTTTGTTACTGGTCTTTTATCTTTTAACATTCTACCAAAACCTCTTGGTGTAACTTCTATATACCCTCCCATATTCTTTTTGACAATCTTATTCCCATGTTTTTTTGCCCAACTCTTAGCAATTTCTGGTTCATTGGCATAAAGATACGCTCTTTGTTTTTTAGAGCGAAAAGGCATTAGCTTTTCTTTTTAGGTTTAAAAGCAGTCTTAGCTGATTGTTTTAAAGCTTTTGCAGAAACAGTTCCTTTGCCAGGTCTACTCGTGCCTGCTTTGCGGCGTTTGTTCATGTTGTAATAAAGTCCCTTTTTAGCAGTTCTTCCATCTTTAGTTACATGAGTTCCTTTTTTAGCTTTAATAACAGAGCCTTCTCTAGAACCTTTTGCCATACCACCACTTTTTCTTTTAATTGGATTATAACCTGTTACACTCTCTACAGTCGGATCTTTAGAACGACCCATTGGATTCATTCCACCACCCATAGTTCCGCCCATACGTCTTTTGATAACACCTCTACCAATAAGAACATCTTTTTTTGTTACTTTACCGTCTCCACTTAAATCTTTCATTTTTTTCTTCATTTAGTTAATCCTCTCGCCTTCTCAAAACTTCTCATGCCAGCTACGCCGAGCATTGAAGTAACAATGGCTAGTAAGGGCCCAGTTTGAATTTCAGGAGCCGTTAAGTTTAGTCCTGCAAATTTACTATACCACTCTATGCAGGGAGATAGAATGAATTCGAACATTAACGCAAGGCCTCCAATCCATCCTATGAATGGTCGCCAGCCAGCAACAAATATGCTGCGATGGCTGGCTTCCTTTGCATTAACATCTAATTGTTTTTCTGCAAGCTTTTGTTGAATGCGTTGCATTAAAATCTTTTTATCTAATTTCTCTTCTTCTGATGTATGAATCTCGTCGACTACTTTAGCAATGGTTTTTAAGGCTCCGCCTTTACCACCCAATAATCCACCGAGAACCTGAAACATTATGCTGCTCCGCCTGTCATCCAGCTAATTATCCAGATAACTATAATAGCTACGATAGCCGCCTTGATCCAGTCCTTCATTTTCCACTCTGACCACTCTTTAACGTGTGACCATAGATCTTTTAATAGGTTCATATAACCTCCTTTATTAAAGAAAAGAATTTATCTTATTTTTTGACTAAAATAAACCTTTGAATGGTACTTTTTTAATTTGTACTTTACTTCTTTGTCCTTTTGGCCCAGCTCCAAGGTTTTGTGTAACTTTTGGTCCTTCCATTGTAGCTGAGTAAACGTCTGCAATTGCTGTTTTATTTACATGAGGACCTGCATAAGGATTCATGTCTTTTGAAACAGTCATTTTTGCATTCGGATATAGTGAACCATTTATAAATTTTGGTTTTGGATTGTTTAATGCCATGTTATCTCCTAATGTATAGTAGGTTTTATCACTTTAATAAAATCTACAGCGTTATTATCAAATAAAGTATTGCCATCTGCATTACCAAGCTCATCATGGTAAAGAAGAGTAGCTATACTCATCATTGCTCCTCCTATTAGTAACCTATCTTCAGAGGATTGTGAAGATTTTTCCACAATATTCATTAGCATATCAAAAAAACTAGCTAATCTTTCCTCAGCAGTTACAATATTAGTTTTCAAAACGTATATTTCGTTGCTCATCTATTTTTTTAGGTTCTTTTGCTTTAGTTAGATTAACATTTGCACGTAATTGAGCAATATCTTCTTGAGAATCAATTCTATCTTGAGCTATTTCACCTGTTTGTTGTAATTTTTGTTGATCAATACTTAATCTTCCTTGATCATTCTGCTCTTTTCGTTGAATATCTCTTGCTTTAAGCTGTATTTCCTGTTCTTTAAGCGCGACTAACGGATCTTGACCTTGACTTTGTGTTTCTTCTAACTCTTCTAACAACATTTCTGTTAAATACTCATCTATTTTTGCTGCAACTTGTGTTTCTATTACTTGCTGAAACTGTTGTTGTAGTTCTGGAGGTAATTCACCACCATATTTCGCTGCTTCTTGTTGTATTGTTTCAGCATTTGCTGCTTCAATTTCTTCTCGAGCTAACATAGATACATGTTCTAAAATATGAGTTTGAAAAACAGTCATAACTTGAGGATTTCCTCTAACAAGAATTGAGGACATTGTTTTTCTATGTGCACTAATGTGTGCTTGATGATCCTGTCCTCTGAATGCTGTTAATGTCATCATGGCTAATGCATTAGAATTTTCTATTGCAGGATCTTTTGGAGAAGGTGTTTGAGGAACAGGTAGAATAGCTTGAATATCTGTTACACCTAAAGCTTGATACATTCTTTTATACGCTTCGTATAAGTTATGCATTTCAGGATTTGTCTGTGCTAATTGTAATTGTGTTTGTGCCAACGTAACACGTTGAGACATAGAAAAAATGTTTGGATCAGAAACAGGCATAATATCAACACGATCATCAAAGTCTGTTGACTTAACACTAGGAACAATATCTTGTCCTACATCGTACGGATAAAAAGGTTCTGTAAATTCTTTAAATACTTTAGCTAATAATTGAAATTCAATCTTCTGTGCATAGTGACATCTTTTATGAATAGCTGACATAACTCTGGAACCTCTTTCCATAAGAGCCATGGTTGTTCCTACAGGTGCATTTGCTGCCACACTGTCACCAATTTTTTGATCAGCAATTGTAGCAAAACGTTGACCTGCTTGGACAACAAAACCTAATAATTGAAATAAAGTAGCACTTGGTTCTTTGTAAGGTAAAGGCATTAAGCCTGCACGTAAATCACCACTTGGTGCGTCTACATCCCTGAACTCTCCTGGTTGGAGGGGAGTATCGTCGTCTTTAACTCGCAGCCCTCTAGCTTTAAAACCCGCAGGGAGATTGGACAATGTACCTGCATCAATAAGTTGTCTAAGTGCTGACGTTGCAGTTCTGGAGAGACCCCCGAGCATGTGGATAAGACCAAAGCCATAAAAGCCAAGCCCAGGTAAAAACTTATAGTGTACAAAATATTGTTTCTTTTTATAAAAAGCATCATCTTCTGCATAGTTTCTGTAAATAGATAAAACCTTTCCTGATCCTTCATCAATTGTAATAATATATGGAAGTTTTATTCCATCTTGATTTTCAAAACCAGGTAGATCTAAATCACAATGCATTTCTAATAACGTATAGTTATCATTATTGTAATTAGTATTTTGAGTTCCTTCTATTCTGTTTTTTGCTTCTTGAATACGAGAGTCTTCATAAAAAGGTTGTATGTCAATATCACGGTACATACCAATGACTTGCATTTTTTTAATTTCATTTTCTGTTCGACGAAGGACATGTGTAACTCTTTCTGCTGATAGTAAATCAGTAGCAAGATAAGGAACAATTAAATCATCTGCAGGAATAAATTTAGACACTGCTCTGCCTAGTGTTCCATCAAAATAAATCTTCTTAAATGTTGAACCTGTTAAAGGTAGATAAAAAAGCATTTGATCAAGTTCAGGATCAAACTCTTCCATCACATGCATAATCTGATAGTTCATAAAGTCACGAACTCTCTCAGCTTGTTGTTCTTTTTCAGTGTCAGGTGTTCCTATAATCTGTGTTCTTACAGGGCCTCCTGAAGGGAGTAATTCTTTATATGCTTGTGCTTGAAACTGTGTAACAGATTCGGATAACAAAGGGTGTGTTACACCACTTGCTCCTTGAAAGGGTTGTGTTCTTTCCTGATATTTAAATCCTAATAAATCTAAACCTTTACGATAGGCGTCGTACCAATCATCGCGAGACGTCTTATCATTTTTGTAATCATCAATAAGTGTGCTAGATATTTTACCTAACTCATCATCTTCAATATATTCTGCTAAGTTTGAATCAAACTGTACATCCGTCATTTCTGGTTCTGGGTTTACAATAGCAGAGCCGTCCTCTTGCATTTCAATTGCTTCTACCTCCATATCAGGAGTTTCAATTGTAACGCCTTCTATTTCAATGTCTGTATTTGGTTCCCCTATTGGTCTTTCCACTGCCATTATGCTACCTCAAATATATCAATATTGCTCACAAGTCCACCCTTCGCTTTGTGCGTTGCAAATGATTCTAACATTTCTTCGGTAATCTTGATAGCGAAAACTGGTTCCATTGATTTTTTATCAGGAATAGAAATTGGTTTAATTTGGTAATTTGGATTTGTTCGCATTAGTTCTCTCGCTTGATCTTCGCTTGTTAAAGTAGCCACCATATTCCCATTTTGATCGGTAACTCGGTATTGTGCTTTTGATCCTTTTTTCACCTGTACAGGCATCGTAATAACTTCTGAGTTATTTTCTTTTGCCTGCTTCTTTAAAATTTTTTCTATCGTAGAGGTGTAGTGTTTACCCTTTTCATCAACTGTATTCGGTCCACCGTAAAACTCGTCCATTCCAATACCTTTGTATTTAGAACTTTTAAATTCTCCGTTTCTTTTAAATATGTCAAAACGTTCTTGTTTATCAATGTCACGTAATTCCTTTGGTGTAGCGGCATTACCATTAAAACCATATCTTTCAATAACAGGATTAGAGGTTGCTGTAGCAAAGTAATCGGATGCGTCTGGATCTTTTAACACATACTTTCTGTATGCTAGTTCATATAAATCTTTTTTAATTAAAGCATCTGCCC